CAAAAGGAGATTTGAACCATGAGAATTTCAAAGAAGATCGCAACCGCCGCCGCTGCTCTGGCCATCGCCGCCGGGCTGCTGGCCCCCACCGCTTCCGCCGCCTGTCCCTACACCGTCGGCCCTCTGGGGCGGTACATCGCCCCGGCCATTGTGAAAGGCATGACCGCCACCGATGAAAACCAGATTGAAGTCTGGTGCAGTGACGCGCTGGACGGCGACGACTGGTATTTTCTGGTGGATGCCGAAACCGATCTGCGCATCTTCGACCGGGTGCAGCTGGTTGTGAACGCCAACGGCACCCCGGGCGATTTCAGCGACGACACCGTGGAAGATGTCTTTTGGAGCTGCTGCTCCATCGACGATTGACCCCCGCCGGACACCTTAGCAGGGCCGCACCGTAAAGCGACCCCGCCCCACTACCCCNNNNCCCACTACCCCGGCAGCCGCCGGGAGATCATCCCGAACACCCACCACAACACGAAAAGGAGCAAGTACCATGACGAACGAACAGATCATTTTGAACGAAGCCGCGAAGCTCGACCCCGCCACCCTGCACGCTATCGCAACGGCGCACTACACCCCGGAACAGATCGCCGCCATCGCTGCCAAGGCCACCACCACCGACGACGACGGCAACGAGAAGCCCGCCAGCGTCGCGGATGTTGAAATCATCCTTGCCGCCCAGCAGCTGCACACGATTGCCAAGTGGAACAGCCTAAAGAAGCGTATCCGCACCGGGGAAAAATCCCTCATCACCTGCTATCTGTGGAAGTACACCACGAAGCCCAGCAAGGAACAGCGGGAAGCCGCCGAAGCCGAGGGCAAGGAAGCCGCCCCCGCCCCGCATTACTACCCCACGAAATCCTACCTGTTCAGCTGCCTGCAGGTTGAGGATGCCAAGGCCGCACCCGCTGCCCGCTTTGGCTCCGTCGCTGAGATCATGGCCTATAACAAGAAGCTGGCCGCAGAGCGCAAGGCCGCAAAGATCGACCTTGACAAGCTCTATACCCTCTACACGGCAGAGTACAGCCGCCTTTACAACAGCGACGGCCCCGACGACGAAAAGGCAGAGCAGAACGCCGCCAAGGTCTTCGACGACAAGAGCCAGAACGACCCCGTTTTCCATGCCCTGGTTGATCGGATGATCCAGAAGATGGACGACTTTATCAGCAGTGACCGGGAAGCCGCCGCCTTTGTGCTGGCACTGGACAAGCTGAACGCCCCGGAACAGCCCGCACCCGCCCCGGCTCCTGCGCCCGTCGTCATTGAAGAACGCCACGAACTGCCGGAACTGGTCCACGTCGAGCCGCTGCCCAAGAAGCCCGCCAAGCGCACCACCACGAAACCCAAAAGCAACGCCGCTGCCCTCAAGCAGACGGAACGCAAGGCAAAGGCCGCTTTCCTGGCCGTGCCCGAAACGGACCGCAAGGCGCAGGCCGAAGCCCTCAGCGCATGGCGCAAGGCACGAAAAGACGTTGCGGAAGCTGAGAATGCCCCCGCCGCTGTGCAGCAGCTTGATTTTGCAAGCATTGCCGCCGGCCTGCTGGCATGACACGAAACCGCCCCGGATACTTTGGCAGGGCTGCACCGATGAAAGCAGCCCCGCCCCACTTCCCACCGGCACCCCGCCGGGGGCATATCACGAAACATGAAAAGGAGTAAATACCATGAAAAAGTTTAACAACATCTTCGAGCAGATCAACGTGGAACTCCCCGCACTGTGGAAGATCCAGACCCTGCGCACCGAAATTCGGCTCAGCCCCTGCAAGGCCGCGGAACTTCAACCGCAGATCGACGCGGCCCGGCTTACCGTCATCTGTGCCCGCCGCGGCTACCTGTACACCGCCTGACCTTCCCCGGACACTCTAGCAGGGTTGCACCGCCCAAAGCAGCCCCGCCCCATCGCCCCGCCGGGGCTATCACGAAACACGAAAAGAGGTTCACACCATGACAACGCCAAACGATGCCCTGGACTTCTACCCCACGCCGGACAATCTGGCATGGGAGATGGTCCACAGCCTAGAAACCGAAATCCACGGCTTCCGCCGCTTCCCCAGCCCCGTGCTGGAACCGTCCGCCGGTGATGGGGCACTTGCCCGCCAGATTCACACCACGAGCGGCATTTACCACGATCCCAAAACGGGGAAGGTCCGCCGGGAATACCTGGACAAGCTGGAAAAGGTTGATCTTGACTGCATCGAGCTTTCCAGCGATCTCCGGGCGAAGCTCAAGAAAGACGATTTCCGCGTGGTACATGATGATTTTCTCACGTTCCGCCCCTGCAAGAAGTACGCGGCAATCGTGATGAACCCGCCTTTTTCCGCCGGGGCTGCCCACCTGCTCAAAGCCCTGGACGTGATGAAGGACGGCGGCAAAATCCGCTGTCTGCTCAACGCGGAAACGATCCGCAACCCCTGCACCAACGAACGAAAAGAGCTTGCGGCACAGCTGGAAAAGCTCAACGCCACAGTGAAGTACATCCCGGACGCTTTCAAAAACGCCCGCCGCGTCGCCCGGGTCGAGGTTGCGCTTGTGTCGGTGGACATTCCCGAGCGGGAGCCAGTAAGCAAAATCCGCCTGGAATTGCAGCACGAAACCACGGAACGCCTAAAGACTGATCCAGAACTTGCCGCGCTGGTATCTGCGGACCCCATCACGGCAGCCATTGAGCGGTACAATGCCGCCGCCGAGGGCATCCGCCGCATCTTCGAGGAATACAACGGGATCAAATCCCTGTTTTCCTCTGCCACGGCAGACGACAAGGAAAGCGAAGTGCTTGCATTCAACCGGGACTATAACCAGGCGATCCGCCGCCTGCGCGCCCTGTACTGGGAAAAGCTGTTCGACCTGCCGCAAATCCGGGACAACCTCACCACCGATATGCAGAACGAATACCGTTCACGAATCGCCGAGCTTTCCGACTACGATTTCAGCACTTATAACATCTTGACCGTTCGGGAAGAAATGTCCGCCAACATCGTGCAGGGCATCGAAGATGAAATAATCGGGCTGTTCGACAACTGGACAAACCTTCACTACTGCTCCGAGTATTCAAAGAACATCCACTATTACAACGGCTGGTGTACTAATTCGGCTTACAAGATCGGCAAAAAGGTCATTTTCCGCTGCTGTGCCTTTAGTGACTGGTCCGGCAGGTTTGAACCGTCGTGGCGCGTGGAAAGCGCACTTTCTCAGATCGAGCGGGTGCTGCACTACCTGGACACCAACGGCCAGAAGTACAACGGCGACGAACTCCGGGCAGCCCTGAAAGCCGCAGAGCAGGCCGGGCAGAGCCAGAAGATCCAGCTTCACTACTTCACCGCCACGTTTTACAAAAAGGGCACCTGCCACATCGAGTTCACAAACGAGGACGTTTTGAAGTCCTTCAACCTCTACGCCAGCCAGAAAAAGGGTTGGCTGCCCCCGTCCTACGGCAAAAAGAGCTATCACGATATGCCCGCCGCTGATCGGAAGGTGGTGGACAGCTTCGAGGGCGAGGAAAGCTACACCGACACCCTCACCCGGCACCTGATCCCCACGAAATCCACTTTCTTACAGCTGAACGCATAACGAAAACGGACACTCTGGCAGGGCAAGCACCGTAAAGCAGCCCCGCCCCATCTGCCCCGGCATCCCGCCGGGAGTATCACGAAATCCAACCTCACGAAATACGAAAAGGAGCTGTCACGAAATGAAACTGAAAGAGACCCGCATTCTGGACGCTGAGGGCGCACGTTACGCCTGCATTGCCAACGGCTACTGCACCTGCTGCGACTGCGAGGAATACGACCGCATCTTGAACGATGCAGCCGAGAGCAGCCGCAAGCCGGGCGGCATCACGGTGGACGATTTGGCCCGCATCGCCGAGGCCATCAAAGCCCGCAGCGAAACGGACGACGATGTGCCCGCCATCGCCTTTGCCCTCTCCCGCCGCACCATCTCCCACTTCACCGAAGCCTGAGCCGCCGCCCATCACGAAACACGAAAGGAAGGATTCGAGCATGAAAACCTATACCCGCCACAGCATTGCAGGATGGGACGTTTACACGGACGATGAAACCGGGCGCGTCCACCATCTCGTTGACCCGGATTCCAACGACCCGCGCACCCTGTATCCCTACATTCTCGCCGCCGGGGGCGGATGGGATAACGCCTGCGGCAGTCTGACGCTCTCTGCCCTGCGCGGCCGCATGGCACGAAACACCATCCGCTTTGCCTGATTTCTGCGCCCCGGCCACCCGCCGGGGATTTTGTTGGATTCCACACGAAATCTTTCTTGCGTTTTATTGCTTTTCTTTGCGTTTTGCCCTATCATGGTTGTAACGAAATCCAGTAACAAAAACCGACAAGGAGGTATTCTCATGTATACGATCCCTGCATTTGGCCCTTGGCCTGAACAGAACGCCGGACCCGACGAAGAAAAGCGGCTGAACAGTGCCCAACAGAGCAAGACCAGCCCCACCAGCATTGACCGGGAACACGAAACCGGGGTTTTCTACGGCTCCGGCAAGCTGCCCTATCAGACCAGCCTTGCCGCCTGCACCTGCAACGATTTTGTGAAACGGAAAAAGCCCTGCAAGCACGTCTATCGCCTTGCTATGGAGCTTGGGATCATCCCTCTGGACTATAAGACGGGCAGGAGCAGCGGCGAACGGAACGAAGCACAGATCAGCTTTGAGGACAGCATTGCCCTTGTGGAGCAGCTTTCCGAGGCTGCGCAAAAGCACATCGAAAATATGCTGTACTACACCAGCGAGCGGGTAGACGACCGCCAGCGGGCTGTTACCTGCTATGATCTCGATCTCGCCGATGAACTGCGCACGTCGCCCCTGCTGCACGAAAATCCTTACCCCCTGGCCGAACAGCTTTCTAAGCTCTCGAAACCAGCTTTGGTAATGATCTTGGATGCCATCCACCGCGATGACAAGCCCCGCCGCAACGCCGCCAAAGACAAAATTGCGGCATGGATCGCCGAAAACGTACCCATGCTGGCTTCCGAAATGCCACCGTGTGTTTCCTTCTCCTTCGTGGAGGTGTTCGACAAAGCACAGCGGGACGTTTACAAGTATCTGCGCCGCAAGTATGAGATGGAAACAGACTGGTACACCGGGCTTGAATATCCCGCCGGGGCAGGTCTCCCCAACGAAAACGAACTTGTGTTTTACTTCCCGGAAGATCGTGTGACTGCCGCCCTCACGAAATACGGCTGTAACCGCTGCCTGCATGGGTACATCCCCACGAAATAAACTGTGCAAAAATGCACATTGGCGGCTAAGAATGCCATTTCCGCATATTTAACCCGCTTTTTTGATACAAAACCTACAATTTATGGGCTTAACTGCCCAAAAGGAGGTATTTCTACGAACGACGCAGAGTTTTTCGCCCCGTGGCGGCTGGTTGCTGCCTTTGCAGACGGTTCCCGCCTGACCTTCGACGGATTGACCGAAGAACAGGCCAAAGATGCAATGGAGGCCGCCCAGGAAGAGCACGGCGATATTGGCTACTGGAACCGGGTCACGGATCAGAACTACGAGGACGGCAGATACTACAAGCTGATTCCCGAGCCGCCCGCCGTGCATATCGTGGACTTCACCGGGTACGATGGACCACTTGACGAGAACGGTTTCCCTGTCGGGCTGCCGGATGAAATCGCCCGGTACGCCAAAGAGCAGGGAGCCGCCCCCGATGCTCCGCAGATCATCCTCAAGCGCAACGCACCGCCTGATTCTGAGAATCCGAACGAAAAGTAATCACAAAAGCGAAAAGCCCGCCGGGTCGATGACCTGACGGGCTTATGGTGTTGAAAGGATGGATTTGTATGAAGCTGAGCATGGATTGTGTGCGGGCTGTTATGCTCTGCGTTGAAGAACACACAGATTTTGACCACTACTGCTACTTCATTCGTTATGCACGGGCTGATATTCTTGATATGCTTGGTGAAGAACCCATTGATCCGCCCACTTATCAAGTTGAGCTTGAAGCTAAATTCGACAATGATGATATTCTTTATTCCGTGAAATACTGCGCCGAAGCTGGGCTTATCACTCTTTGCCCCGGTTCTCACCCTGAACAGTACCGTGTCAACATCCGGGAATTGACCCCTGCCGGGCATAGCTTTCTTGAGAATATCCGAGCAGACACAAACTGGGCAAAGGTCAAAAGCGTTGCTAAAAAAGCCGGTTCTTTCAGTGCAGACGTGATAGTCGAGATTGCAAAGAGTGTAGCTGTGGAAGCGGCCAAACATTTCTTATCCAGCACTTAACCAGCTTGATGGTGCCCATGTTATTCAACTCGCACTGGATAGCTTCTTCGTTATACCACTTTTGTTTTTCTTTTATCCCTGTTTTCACGATTTGTCTTGCAATGATTTTTGCAATGTGTTCACGCAATCCGATTCCACTGATCTCAATTTTGATTCTCATTGTCGCCCTCCTGCATTTCATCGAACAGCTTTTCGACAAATTCAAGGACATTCTTCACGCTCTCCCTGTTCCTGAAACGAACCTCCTTACCGATGGCCGAAATCAGTTCGATGCTTCCTTGGTCGTCGATTTTAACAAATTTGCAGAGTTCATCTTCTTCTCGTGCCCATTTTGGACGGGCTTGCCTATTTTCCTTGAGAACCATGTTCACAAGTTCTGCCTCTGATTCTCGCAGTGTCCTTTCATCCCCATTCGCCCGATGGGGGTAGCCTGCCGCCCTTGTTGGAACCAGCCGTATTCCCGTGCAATGTATGCCCATAACTTTTGCCCTCCAAAATCTCAGATTCTACAATACCCGGCAGGCCGCACAGCCCGCCGGGTAGTTTCTTTCCAACTTTTCCACATTTCTGGGTAGTCGTGTTTGTTTTTCTGTGCCGGGTGGACTCGATTTGCGGAAGCGCGTTTGCGTGAGGCTCTAACGGTCGATCTTCCCTATAAGAGAATATCACCTTCAACCCATGCGTCAGCCCGGGGCAGGGTCTCGCGCACGTTATACGCGCGTGATAATAAGGCAGGGCACTCGGGCAGCCGCTCCATGCCCCGGCCAAAGGCCAGCAAAGCGACGTTCCGAAGCCGTTTCAAATGCTGGATGCTGTACCCTGCATCGACCTGCACTTCTGCCCATTTTTTGTGGCCGATGTAGTATTCTGTCAGGATCAGATTGTGGACACTGTCCAGTCGGTCAATTTGTCCTCGGATCAGAGCTTCATCGGACTTCAAAAGGGCTTGCTGACGTTCCAGACTTCTCAACCTGTCACCGATGCCCAGTTCATCCATTTTGCAGGCCATTGCCGCGGTGCTGTCACCGGGCAGCCCGCCGCCGGGCATACCGTCCATGTTGATGCCTTTCAGCGTGTCTACTTCGTCGTCCAGAGTGGCACACTGGCGGCGGATGATTGTAAGCCGACGGGGAATATCTGCGCAGTATTTCAAAATTGCTTCCGCCTCGTGTGTCTTCATGCTCTGCCTCCCGAAAAATTAAAACTCGCTGCCGAAGATGGGGCCTTGCCCGTTCACCCGCTCAACCATAGCCCCCCACGCCGTAGATGTCCTCCACCACACGGCGCAGCTTCTCGTAAGCCACCATCTCGCCATCTTCGGACCACCCAAGGAACTGCTCGAAGTTTGAGCAGGTCTCCTGCATGACAGCGGCAATCTGCTCCACGGTATAGCTCATGTCGTGCAGGGCTTCCACGCAATACCGGGCCACCATGTCGGCAGCATCCCGGCGTTCGGCAAGGATTTCCCGCTCATTGGCCGTCTTGCCCAGCTTGCCCGCCGGGAGTAAGAACCGCTCAACCATCAGCGGCGTGGTGCGATCTTCCAACGCAATGCGGGCTTTCCGTGCCCCTCGTTTGTCCCGATCCAGCGTGTACCGTTCCGCCGCATTGTTCATCTTGACGGTCAGCACAGCCGCCTTTCCCGCATCAAAATCCAGAATGTCGTGTGCCGCTGCCACAAAGCAGTATGACACGACCTGTCCGATAGCCTCCCGGTTCAGTGATGCCGCCATTTTGGTGCGGCCAAGGTTGATCTGCCGATTTACAGCATTCTGGATGCTCTGCCGGTAGTACGACGGCACTCTTGCTCTGCTTTTGCCCATGATGATTCCTTTCCCGCCTGTTCAGCCAGACGTTTCCACTCTTTGATCTCGTTTTTCGTGTCCGGGGTGATGATTTCCCGGAACGTGTACCCTTTTGGCTCTGCGATCAGGTCAATAAACAGTCTGCGACGGTAGATATAGTCTCTCTGCGCCCGCCGGGTGAATTTTGACTTGATTTCCACCACTTCCACCGTGCCGTCTGCGTATTCCAGCACATAATCCGCCGTATACCTTGCCGCCGGGAGGTGGACGGCGCAAAAATCCTTTGCGGGCAGCAAAGGAAAGGCAACGTGTGGCGTTGCCTTAATGATCCTGCCGGACTGGATGCCCGGCAGCACCGTGCCAATGTAAAAATCATACTCGCCCTTGCTCTCGAAGGTTTTCCCGATCTCCCCGGCAGCCTTGGCCGCTGCTTCCAGCGATACCGCCCCTGCCGGGGCTTTCCGTGCGCATCGGGCGGCTATTTGCTTCTCCGCCTGGGCGCGATACCGGGGCGGCAGGTCTTCCAGTTCCATTCTTGCGCTCAAGGCTGGTTCCTCCTGTTCTTGTTCTTCGGTGGTTCCTTGCGGTATAGGCTCGCGATCAGGTGACGGGTTGAATTGCCCGTGATGATGACTTCGCACCGATGCAGGGTATACCCCGGGTACATCTGTTCCCAATACGCCCGGTCTTCCAGACAGTTCTCGCACACGTCCTTGAGCTTTGATCGGCTCATTTTGTTGTCGTTCGGTCTGGGCATTTTGGGCGGCTGTAGACCGCGGCTCTGCCGCCAGTGCCGTTTGCAACGGCGGTTCTTCACGATATACCGGGCAAGGCTCTCCACACTGTTGTGGTCGAAGTGCAGCGGCTCACATCGAGCCATACCCCGGCCATTCCACGCCTGTTCCACCATTTCCCGGGTCAGCCCCGCCGGGTGCGTCATAATGACATGGTGATGGTGCCGTCCCAACACTTCACCTGTCACCGGGTCCACGGTGCAATACTCCGTCACCGCGACCCACTTTGGACGTTGGATACCCTGTTTATCGCAAAGGCGGTACAGCTTCTTGATTGCATTGGAGAAATCCCGGTCAGCACGGGCAAGGTCATTTGGGGCAGGATGGTGTTCGTCGTCGTAGGTGTATGTAACCGAGAAATCACCGGGCCGGAAGTTCGTATTTACCAGCAGAACCAGGTAGCGGCCAGATTTGCGGAGGTTGTAGGCTTCCTTCGCCAGACTGGTGGCGAGTTCTTTCTTCCGCCGGGTGCTGGCCTTATGCTCTTTCTCGGAAACCTCGAAAAACTCCGCCTGCATGGTGGGCGCAGTGGCATAATTTTTGCCGCAGATGTATTTCTGTTCTCTGACATAAAAGCCGCCGCCCATACCCACTACGTCCTCCTTCCCGTAAACGTCCAATTTGCTGAATAAAGGCCAAACCGCCCGCCGCCCGTGTACTTTTATGCTTGCCCCCGCCCCCGCTCCGGGAAGCCCTGCTGTCCGTTACGCCCTTCTGCCGCGGGGAGACAATACAGGGGGGTCCCCCTGTACCCCCC